AACCGGAGGTTGCTATGCAAGTAGCTGCTACTGTGGATCCGGAGCTTGAGGCTAAACCTCAGGAATCCGAGTCACGCTATGCGGACGCGTGTAAGTTGCCGCGGAAGAGGTGGATTGCAATGCCCCATGTCGTGTCTAAGTATGATAGGTCTAACCGACCTGTTGGTGCTGTGTACGACTCAAGCGCCGTTTTGTGGATGAGGCGCAAAGGTCATTCGGTTCCTGCTCCTAGGAGTGAGTTTAAAGCTCACTGGATGTTCAATAACCAGTTTTTCAACTACTGGGAAGACTCCAAACCGAATTGGGACTCGGCTGCGTTCGCATACGCCGAGAGAGCGCTCCGACGGAGCTATCGTTCCCTGGGGGGCCTTAAGCTCGCTGAGCTAGACGATGTGGCCATGTCGATCGTCCTTGATCCGGACAAAAAGGATAAGTCGGCAGGTTTACCTAACCTCGATCATAAAAACGAGGCGATGGACTACAGCGTAGGTATGGCGAAAGCGATTGCTACGGGGAGGGTCGCACCACCCCCGAACATTGCATTTCACAAAACATCAGAGGCCAAGGTACGGTTAGTCTGGGGTTACCCGTTATCCGTTCTCCTGCTAGAGGGCAGGATAATGCTTCCAATAGAGGCTGCTTTCCGTGAGGGTGAGTTTCCTTACGTTCTAGGCTACACCTCGAGCGGCCTTCAAGGTCGGTTGGCGCGCCTTGGGTACTCAAATGTTCAGTACTGCCTTGACTGGAGTAAGTACGATAGCACTATGCCCGCAAGGGTGATTCATACAGTGTTCAGGCTGATTCGGTCTTGGTTTGGTGATGTTGATGAGACCCTCTGGGATGTCGTTGTTCGCTACTTCGTCACTTGCCCTGTCGTTATGCCGGATGAGTATTTGTATTCTGGTCGAAAGAAGGGCATACCCAGCGGAAGTTGGTTCACTCAGCTCATTGGTAGTCTTTGTAATGAATTCCTCATTCGTTACTTGGCTTTCCAAACCGGCGATCATGTCGGTGACGCCCTTTTCATGGGTGACGACGCTGTACTTGGCATGGAACGCATGCCTTCAGTGCAGAAGTGGTCTGAGTTAGCGTCTAAGTTTGGGATGGTAATACACCCGACTAAGCAAGTGGTGACACATGGAGCACCACACTTCCTCATGCATACATGGGGTGGATGCTGGCCGACTCGTCCAGTCGGCGAATCACTCCAGAGGTTGGCTACGTCTGAGAGATACAAAAGGTTTTCTTCGAGAGAGGAGTACCTAGCGTGGACCTTGGATAAGGCTAAAGGCCTACTCGTGGATAATCCAGCTGCATTTGAAGAGCTGTCTGATTACGTAGCTTGGAGAATGCGAATACCTGTCTGGGAAGCTCGAAGAGCCCTAAATGCTGGTAGATTGAATATCGGCTCTTGGTCGAGGAGAGGTTGGGCTGAAGCTGACTCAACTGTACCAACGGGTAAAACACGGGAAGGGTTTAAACGATCTCTGGGTCAACAAATCCTTTGTCACT